ATCAGTGGCAGTTGGATTTTGCAACGCCAACTATTGCGGCAGTGATCACCAACGCTCCAACAGGCTGCGCGGCTGTGATGTCTACTGCTGAGCGATTTATCTTTGCCTTGGGTGCGTCAAGCAACCCTCGGTTAGTAAAGTGGTGCGATCAGGAAAGTGACACAAACTGGACACCATCAGCCACCAGTCAGGCGGGTGACTTTGAGCTGCAAACAGTTGGCGCGTTAAAGGCTGGCAAAAAGGTTCGCGGTATAAACTTGCTGTTTACTGATGTTGATGTACACACCGCCACATATGTTGGCCTGCCTTATGTCTATTCATTTGAAAAGGCTGCAAGTGGATGCGGTTTGATTTCAGCGCAGGCCGTAGCAGCCATCGATACTGCCGCGCTGTGGATGAGTACATCAGGCTTTTGGACATTTGATGGCTATGTCAAGCCTTTGCCCTGCGATGTCTCTGACTATGTATTTCAGAATATGAACTACAACCAAGTCTCTAAGGTGTACGCCGTACACAATTCAAAGTTTGGTGAAGTATGGTGGTTCTACCCATCAAGCGCCAGCAACGAAGTTGACTCATATGTCAGCTACAACTACCGCGAGAATCACTGGAACATTGGCTCTTTGGCGCGTACAGCAGGCGTTGACAGGGGTGTGTATTTGCAGCCACTGATGGTGTCGTCTGACGGCTACATCTATGAGCATGAGGTGGGCTATGACTACGACTCAGGCGTTTTATATGCCGAGTCTGGACCATTGGAGATTGGACAGGGTGACAACATCATGTCTGTACGCCAAGTTATTCCCGATGAGCAAACCTTGGGTGAGGTGGTGGTGAGCTTTAAGTCTCGACTCTATCCAATGGCAACTGAAACGACTCATGGACCATATTCAGCGTCACAGCCAACTGATGTGCGTTTCTCTGGACGACTTGTCAAAGTGAAGTACACCGGCAATGTGCTGGAAGACTGGCGTGTCGGCGTATCCAAGCTGGATATCGTTGCGATGGGTAAGAGATAAAAATGTCAATATTGCAAATGAATTTAGACTATGCAAGGGAAAATAATCTTCCCATTGCTGCTTCTTATGAGAAATTGTTGTCAATACCAGGCGGCACAACACTGTTTGACACACAATATGGTTTAAACAACTGGGAAGACCTCGCCGAACCACTTGCTGAACAACTTGTTGCAGAACTACAGTCTAAAGGGCAAAAACAATTTCTTTTAGATAATGCAAAAATAATTTCTTATGGTGGAGCGTCTGGCCCATTACAGCCAGATTTTAATAACTTTGTAAAGTCTTTAAACACTGTCGGGTTTACTCCAGCAGAGGCGCAGCAAATATCTACAAATGTCCGAAGTGGCATTGCAGACAATGCAAACGCTCAGCAACGTGCGGCAGCTTTTAATGCCAACTTTAACCCTGGCGGCGGTTTCGGTAACTTGGTAAAAGATGTCACATCTAATCCATTGTTTCCAGTAGTCGCGGCGATGGTGTTGCCTGGCATTGGCGCTGAAATAGGTACGGCATTGGGTACAAGTACGGCGACTGGCACTGCTTTGGCAAATGCTGGACTACAAGCTGCACAAGGTAGATCACCAGAAGATATTGCCAAAGGTGCTGCAATAGGTGCGGCTGCTGGCACTGTTGGCGGTAATGTTGCAACGTCAACAGGATCGGCAGCGGCAGGACAGGCTGCTGCTAATGTCACTGGCGGCTTGCTTGCAGGGACTGATCCTAGCAAGATTGCAACAAATGTGGGGACCTCACTACTTACTGGCGGCATCACCAATGCAGCAACAACGGCTACTGGTTCAGCATTGACTGGTGGCCTAGTTGGATCAACTGCATCAGGTTTATTGCAGGGTAACGATTTAGAATCATCCTTAGTGAATAGTGCAATAAACACAGGAGTAAGGGCAGCCATAGCTCCTACAAAAACAGCGCCAACTGCACCAAACGCAACAAAAACATCATCTGATGTGGCAGCCCTTTATGGGAATGAGGGCTACACAGGAAGCAAACTAAGTGGAGGTCTTATGACTGATGAAGAATTCAATGGACTGTTAGATGAGTTTTCTAACTATATGCCGATAAATAACCCATCTGCTTTTGACTTGGGCTCTGCCAATGCTGCTGCTGTGGCAAATAACTATAACTTAGAAGAGTTATACAACTATATGCCAATATCAGACCCATCTGCTTTTGATGCTGGCGCTGCTGCTGCTGCTAAAGTAGCGGCTGACTATGGCTCATTTACTGAAGATGAGAATCAGACTGCCGCTGAAGTAGCAAGACTGTTGCGTCAAAATAATGCTGACCCAGCAGCAGATACTCCAGAATTTACATCAAACAGCTTTAGCGCAGCAAAGATTTTGTCTACGCTTGGTGATGCTGGTAAGAGCATCTTAAAGTTTGCAAAGGAGAATCCCACTATTGCAGGAGCATTAATTGGCGGTGTAACTAGTGCTATTGGAGCATCCAACGCACCAAAGTCAACCACAGCAACCACAGCAATTGACCCTGAGTTAAAGAGAGAATATTTAGCCAACATTGAACGCGCCAAGACGACTGCGGCAGGCTTGGGAGTGCGTCAGTTTGCAGAGCCAAATCAGATGTACACCGATGCTGAGAAGAGGCTTTACAACCTCGGTATGACACCATTTGGCGCTGCTGACATTGCAAGGTTCTACAACCCTTACCAAGAGCAAGTGGTGCAGGGTGCTTTGGGCGACATTGAGCGTACACGCCAAATGCAAGAGCAGGCAAACATGGAGCAGGCGACTAGAGCTAGAGCGTTTGGCGGTTCACGCCAAGGCGTAGTCTCAGGCATGACAAACGAAGCTGCATTGCGTCAGGCTGCTACAACTGGTGCAAATTTGCGTGCTACTGGCTTTAATACTGCCGCTGATCTTGGGTTTAGAGCACGAACAGCAGACACATCAGGCTTGAGGACATCAATGGACCTTGGCACAGCTCGGACTGCATTGGATCAGGCTCGATTAGACGCAGAACGCAATTTGGCCCTTGAGCGTTTGGGCATCACAAGTGGCTCTTTGGGTATTGGCATACCCAATATTGGTGGATCAACTAGCCAGCCTTTGTATTCAAACACAGCAGGCAGTGCATTGTCAGGTGGTTTGACTGGTGCGTATATTGGCAGCTTGTTACAGCCAAAGAAATAAGGAAACAACATGGCTACATCTAATCAAGACTTTGCAGGCTTACTTGGCGACATCTTTGGCGGTGGCGGTGGTGCTACTGGCTTGGAAGAGTATTTAACGGCAGCTCAGACCGAGCAGATGAATCGTCAGGCTCTGCTGCAAGCAGCCATTGCCGCGTCACAGGCCAGCGCACCCAGCACCACTCCACGCAGTTTCATGCAGATACTTGGCGCTGGACTTGCTGGTGGTCAGCAGGGCTACCAGCAGGCGCAGCAGGGGGCTTTGGCTCAGTTGCTGGCAAAGCAGAAATTAGATGAGTACAAGCGCCAAATGGCTGATGAGCAGGCTTACAGAGATATGTTTGCTACAGCACCAGTAGCTGGCGGTGCAATAACGCCAATGCAAGCAGCGGCATTGCCTGGTATGGCACTTGGCCCTACTAATGAGCGTGCTGCCATGATTGGTCAGCCAATGCCTGCTGGTATGCCAGCGCAGGGCGGTATATCGTCATTGAGTCCTATGCAGCTTAACTTGCTTAGAAGTATGCCGCCCAAAGAGGGAAGAGCAGAGCTTTTAAAGATGTTGCAACCACCCGAAGTGGTGGGAGAGCCATATCGTTCTGCTGATGGAAAGGTTTTCCAGCGCACAAAGACTGGCGGCAGGATTGAAGTGCCAGCAGAACAAGCTCCAGCGGCCAAGCCAATTGGTTCGCCAAGAGAAGTCACAGATGCCACTGGCAATGCTGTGCTTGCTCAATCATATGATGATGGAAGCATTAAAGCTGTTGAAGGCTTTGGCGTACCGCGTGAGTTGGTGCAAGTCAATCTTAATAACAAGATTATTTTTGTTGATAAAAATAAGATGCCTGCAAACGCAACTTATTTGGTTGGTATGTCACCAGCACAAGAGGCGCAACTAAAACTTGATCAAGCCAACCTTGGCATTGCATTGAAGCGCTTAAAAATTAGCCAAGCAGAATTTGATCGTGGTCAGTATGACCGAGTCGAAACTGCTGATGGCTTTGCGTATGTGCCTAAAGTGCCTGGCTTGCCCACCATCCCCATCACTGGACCAAGTGGTGAGCAGTTAGTTGGCAAGAGTAGTTTCACAGAAGATCAGGGTAAGTCTGCTGGATTTGCTTTGCGTATGAATCAATCCACTCAACTTTTTAATCAGCCTGTGCTTGATCCCATGACTGGAAAGCCATTGATGGTTGGTAATAAAGCTATTACTTTGGAAGATGCATTTGGTGCGCCTAATAGGTATCAGTCCATCATGCGGTCTATACCATCAGCAGGATTGACTACTGGTATCGCCAGCTTTAGCGAAACTTCTGGCCGCCAACAGTATCGCCAAGCACAAGAAAATTGGGTTAGTGCTAATTTGCGTGCAGAGTCAGGCGCTGTTCTTGGTACAGACGAAATTGATAAAGAGATTAAAAAATACTTTCCGCAAGTCGATGACAAGCCAGAGGTTATCAAGCAAAAGGCGCAAGCACGCAAGTCTACTGAGTTGGCGATGGAAGTGCGTGGCGGTCCTGCACTGAAAGCCATCAAGAAAGCGCAACAAGCACAACCTACTGGTGGACTAACATGGAATACAGTAACACAACAATTTGAATGAGGTAAAAAATGTCTCAAGTCGTCAATGTATTAGGGTATGGACCAATCACATTTCCTGATGGAATGTCTAAGGATGAGATTGCAACTGCTCTAAAGAAATTACCTCCAATTGCTCCAGCACCAGCTGTTCCAGCACAACCTACGACTGTTATGGGTAAATTGGCGGCATCTCCAGTTGGCGGCTTTGTGCGTGGAATGATGGATATTCCAGAAGCTGGCGCTCAGTTATTAACTAGAGGCTTGGAAGCTATTTCTCCAGCGGGTTCAAGCATGGAGCAATTCATGCAGTCAGAGCGTCAGCGCGTTGAAGATATTAATCGTCAAAATGAAGCGTTGTATCGTCAGTCTCGCGCTGGTCAATTCATGCCAGAAGAGATGGATGTTGGCCGTGTCGTTGGCAATGTGGCTGCATCATTGTTGCCAAGCACTGCCGCTGTTAAAGCCTTGAATTTGGCGGCTGCACCTGTTAAAGCTGGCGCTGTTGGCGGTGCTGTCAGCGGTGCATTGCAGCCTGTCACGCCAGGTGCGACAGACTTCTTTAGCCAAAAAGCTCAACAGATTGGTGCTGGCGGTGTACTTGGTGCTGGTGGTGGTTACCTGTCTGACAAGATGTTAAATCTCTTACTTGGTAGAGGCCCAACTGTTGCACCAGCAGCAGGAACGACAACTGCACAGGCGCAGACGAGCGCTACAGTGACGCCAACTGCTTCAGTTACTGGTGGACAGATGACGCCTGGCGTTGTTGGTGCAGACGCATCAGCGGCATTGACTGAGGCGCAAAAGGCCATCCTAGATCGCGGCAAAGCGATGGGGTTTCGCACTACGCCAGGACAAGAAACCGGCAGCCGATCTCTTCAGCAGATGGAAGCTCGACTGGAGTCAAACCCATTCACATCAGGCACATTCAACGAGATCAAGGCCACCAATCAAAAGGTGCTCAATCAATCAGCAGCTCAAGCCATTGGCGTTGACGCCATGGAGTTAAGCAACCCTGTATTGGCACAGGCACAGCGTCAGATCAGCGCCGTCTACAACAAGGTGGCAAGCCCCAATGTGCAGAAGTTGGATCAGATGTATGTGATGAATGGCATTGATCTGATTGATTCAGCAGCCGAGGGATTGACAACTAAACCATTGAGGTCAGAAATTTTCGTTAAGCAATTGTTGGATTTAGCCAATAAGGGTGAGGCCACTGGCAACCAGTTGACAACATTGTCATCAAAGATTGGTAAAAAAGCCAAAAATGAGATGACAACTGTTAGCGGTGATCGTGAGCTTGGTCAGGCTTTGTTCCAGATCAAAGAGATCGTTGACGATCAATTGGCGGCAGGACTGTCGGCAGCAGATCAAGCAGCATTCCAAACAGCGCGTGCTAATTACCGAAACCTGATGACGCTGAGATCCAATCCTGGCGTTGTCAATCCATCATCAGGCAATGTCTCAGGCTTGAATTTGGCATCAGCTCTGACACGCAAAGACCCTCGCGGATTCATGGAGGGTACAAACACTACTCCAATGTATGAGGCCGCACGCTTTGCTCAAGCATTCAGACCTATTGTTGGTGACTCAGGTACAGCGACACGCATGATGGAGATTACGCCATTGAATATGCTGTTGTCGATGCCTACGAACATTGCGGCCAGTGCCTACACATCAACGCCAGCTATTGCGGCTGCACGTCGTCTGCAATCAGGCATAGTGCCTGCTGGTGTAGTTAATCCAGCAAGCGAAGAGGCGTTAAGGCGTACCCTGCCATTGACATCAGGCGCAGGATTTGTATCAGGACTATTGGGACAATAAACCATGGCAACTCAATTCACAGGACTACTTGGCGATGCGCTTGGGTATATGCAAGACCCAAATAGGACTCAGCAGATGCAAGGATTTGGCGGCCTGCTTCAGTCTGGTATTACATCAATTAAAGAATCACAGGCTAAGTTTCGTGATTTAAATAAACGAGCATTTGGCGACAAGAAAAACCCAATGCGAGTGACAGATCAAGACGCATTTGATCAGCTCACAGAAATGACCATGAATGGTCCAATGGCGTTTGCGCCTGCTGGTATCACAAAAAAAATTGCTACTGTGATGAACCCAGAGAGAATTGCTTTTCCTGATATTTACAAAAATCCTAGAGAGTTGGTTCAGGAAGCTGCAAGTCGTGTTGCGCCAGAAGATCCTTTGCTTAAACAATTATTTAATGTTTCAAGACAAGATTTGTTTGATATTTCTCAGCAAGGCACACGCGCTGGCAATATCACTGATGCGCCATTTAAAACTGCAAAAAATCCCAAAGGTGCTGCTCATGCACAACAGGTAATGAATCCACGCAATGTACAGCGTTTGCAAGACATTGTGGCCGAAGCAAAGCAACAGCCTGAGTTATACAAAGGCATGGCATCTTGGTACACCATGGACCCGCTGTACAAGCGATTTGTGGATATTTATGGTCCTGATCGCGCCATTGGTGAATACAACAAATTTAATACGCTAACAGGTATGGCAAGTCCTGGCAGCGAAGTGCTTACAGAGTTGAATCGCGGCACTGCTGCCAACATGATGGATACGCTTGGTCGTTTTGAAGACTTTAGAAAATTTGGCGGCGTATCTGAATTTAAGCGTGGCGCAGACTTCCCGCCTGAATTGGCTGGCGTGATTGGTCATCCATATCACAGCACTGCACAAGCCGGTCCGATGGGTAAGTATCTTGCAAGCGGTTTGCTTGAAATGGATTCAGCCAAAGTACCAAGCTACATTGTTGCGTCTGGTGTGCCAGAGACAGGCTTTCAAACAAGATTTGCTGTTGGTGACGCACATTTTTCAAGACTTCTTGGGTTGCCAGATGTACGCGGAGCAACTACCAAAAAGGGAGTACCAACAATACCAAAAGCTAGTGCGTCTGTGCCTGAGATGGTATCAATTGCACCATTTTTCAGACAGAAAATTGCCCAACCAATGGGTATTGAGGCAGTGCCTGCACAAGCTGTTATTTGGGGTGCAGGATCAGGCGCTACAGGCGTTACTTCACCAATTGGCGCACCAAAGCTAGAGCTATTGGCGCAACAGATTGGCGAAACCGCAAGACGATTAGGTGTTTCTCCTGAAACAGCGCGAGACATGATTATCAGAGGTCAGACCTATGCTGGCGGCTTGTCCAAAGGTGGTTTGCTTTTAGATGATTGATCGTCAAGCCAGTCGATGATCCAGCCAATTGCTTCTTGAGCAGTTGGTATTTCACCTGACGCGGCCTCAACTTCATCTGCCTGCTCAAGCATTTCATTGAGGAATTTTTTCAGTTTCTCTTTATCCATTTGCTTCTCCAAACAGCGCAGCCACTAGCGGGTCACGCTTGATCTTCCACTTCTTTGCTCTTTCCTTTGCCATGCGAAACGCATGATCGTCAAGGGACTCTTTGGACCGCCAGCGCTTAAGCCTCTCCTGCGCCGTCATAGGCTTTGGCTTTACGGCGTCAGTGCCTATGCCATGCCTATATACGGCCACCAGCACATTACCTGATCTGCGCCATTCTTGGATGTGTACGACACCTTGCTGGCGCAGTCTAGTGATGAGTATCTGCGCCGACCTCTCACTGCAATACACCTTGGCGGCCACCTCTGGCGCCGTACACCCAACGCGCTGGAGCAGATTGATGATGCGTGGCAGCCTGACAGATTTCAATTGTTCTTCTCCTTGAGTCTAGGTGCGCTGTGGTGGCTGCTCTGACTTAGGTAACTCTGCGTCATTGAATTGGCACTTTAATGTGCATTTGTGGGGGTGTGGGCATGGTTGGATACCGGCAGCGCCGTCACACATCTTGGTCATTGTTTCAATCCTTAATGGGCAGTCTCTACCCTCATTGCAGTCATGTGTACATGGTGGGCAAGTCATGCTTGTCCCCTTGTAAATCTACTGTCTTTTAAAAATGATCTCAGCCACTTACCTTTGCCCAACTTGACCCATTCTTTGTATTCACTCTCTGTTAACTTAGCGGATACGCCTCGCCCGTTCTTGGTCATTTCTTTTCTAACTCTTGGTATTGGTTTCTCTTCAATCATTATTCAACCTCAAAATTTAAAAGCACCCACACAAAAACAAATATTGTGCCGAGCACAACAGCAATTGCAAACAGCGACATAAGGACAAATATTAAGGCTGTTTCCATTGTTTGGCCTCACTTGGTGGTGTCCATCCAAAGCGCCGCCAAGTGGCCTGCACATCAGTGGTCTTTGGATACTTCAGCTCTTTGGCAAAGGCACTTGGGAGCGTCACTGTCGTGCCTGCTGGTGGACGCCAATTGCTTGTCATTTGCCTGCCGCCAGTAACTCCATCTCAGCGTCTTTGAGGCGGTCTTGTATGCACTTCATCTCGTAGTCGAGCTGGTCGATCTTGGCCTGCATACGCTTGCGTTGGAATGTCTCGCCATGCGCCCAGCCCAGCACTGTGCCGGCGGTCAGTGTCTTGCGAATGAGCT